TGGTTGGTTTTCCTCTCTATCCCCTATGAATGTAGGGACTAATTTCATTAGTCTGTTTGGGTTTTGCTTATCAAAAATTGAAGCTGATGATAATTGTCCTCCATAGTAAGGATTTGTACTATTTGAACTACCTAACCAAGTTAAAGCTTCTGATGAGGTTGTGTGTGATTGTATGTATGGTTCTTCTTGTGGATGAGATCCACTTTTAGGCCATGAATATGCACCAGATTCAAAATACAAATATTGTTCATAACCACTAAAACCTTGAATTAAACTTTCTTTTTTATTTGAAATAGAAGAAGAAGATTCTAATACTACGGCATTTAAAGATGTTGAACTTATTGCGTTTAATTCATGTATTTGTTTATCGTATATTTCTATTAACTTTAATTTATACTCAAAGTTTTTTAATAATTCAGTTGCACTACCAAAATGTACAAAATTTTCAAAGTGGGTAGGTGTTACTGTTTCAAAATCTAAAGAAGCTGTATCTGTAGGTCTTACGTACCCATAATCTGTTTCTGGTATTTCATATCCATCTAATTTACTTAATAATTTTTGATAAGAAGAAGTAGTTGAAGTATTTAATATATCATCATATGATCTAAAAGCTGTTGGTACTGAACTATTTAACCTAGTGTCTATTTTAAAATTAGGTCCTTTTATAGGAATGGTTGTTTCTACAGAAGGTAATAAACCTAAATTATAAGTTAAAATAATAGGATCTACTATATTTTCTACTATAGATAATTTATTTCCTATTTCTAAGTTTTCTAAAAGAGGTTCTAATAATTTTATTTGTAATGTAGTATCATTAGGATTTGATGTATCTAATGCAATATTTACTGCTGTTATGTTTCTATCTTTTCCAAAATTTAATATAAAATCTCTAAAATAAGTTGAATTTTGAACTGCTTGTATGAAATTTCTTGAATCATTAGCTAAATTAATATTATTTGATGATAAAACAGTAGTTAATTTTACTTCTGTTCTTGTAGAAGATATTTCTTTTATTTTAAAAGCAGGAGCAGTAGTATTAAATATTTTTCTTTTTTGTATATTTACTTTTAAATTATAAGTACCTGTTGTATATCCTAATTCATTTAATATTCCTAAAGGATCTAAGTTTAGATCTTGTATTAAACCCTCCGTATTTTGTTCTGATTTATATCCCTTAAAATTTTCAACGGTATCTAAAAGATTATTATTGAGATCATATATATGAATATTAATATAATCTTCAGGTCTACCAAAATTTCTGTCTACTAATGTAGAGCCTAAATCTTCAATGTTTTTTAAATTTAGTGTAGGAGATGTATTTTGTGAAACAATATTAGCCATATTTTTATCTTTATAGAGAATTTAATCTTCTATCTTTTTCTACGTTTTCTGATTTTAATGTTTCATTTTCTGATTCTAATCTTGAAATTTTATCTCTTAAATCCTTAATTGTTTTATTAGCTCTATCTAATTGTGCGTTTGTTTGTTGTCCGCCTATATATTCTTCACTTCTGCTAGATAAGGTTGCATGAGAATTTATTCCTGATTTAGGTATTTCTAAAAATAAACTATCATATATTTCAAAAAAATTGACTATTGAAGTTCCTTCTACTTTTTTTCCTAATTCTTTAAAAGATCTATCTATTAATTTATCAGATTCTTGAGTAGTATATATTTTTTTATTTAGTTTCATTATCTTATTACTTTAAAAGAATAATCTTCATCAAAAATTTGAATACCTTCAGTATTATCTGATCTAAACATTAATTTATAATAGCGTTCTGGTTGTAATCCTTCCATATGTAAATCAAAGTACATACCCTCACTATCTGCACTTAATTTGGTATAATTAGTATTAAAAGGAATTATTACTTCATTTGTTTCTGCATCGCGCACGCTATAATAACTTGTAGCTGGTAAATATTGTATGTCTAAATAATTTGAACTTGTTACAAATGTTCTATCTGGGTATCTTTTTCTTGTAGTTAATCTAAAACGTTGTTTTGATTTTCTTTGATATTCTTGTTTACTATTATAAAGTGATAAAAATATATCTCCAGTTTGTAATGTTGTAGCTCCAACTGTTGGGTTGTATATTGAATCGTCCCACTTAAAAGTTAATTTAGGAGGATAAATTGTATGTGTGTCTGATGAAAAGTATTGTAATTGACCAAAACCAAAACCATCTTCCTCTACTGATCTTAATTTTTTAACAATAAATCCTTCATTAGGAATTCCTGTTGGATAGGCTGCATCTTGATAATAACTTGATGAGAATTTTTGAATAACTGAAGTTACATCTAAAGATAAATCTAGATCATCTTCAGCTAAAAAAGTGGTTTCAGATTTAAAGGCACTACCTGTATACCAAACTCCTCCTCCTGCTTGTAATGAATAAGACCCAGAAGCCCCCATTCCAAAAGTAATATTTGTAGTAGGCCATGTAGAAGATGTAGCATTAGTTCTATGAACCCAAGTAGCTCCATTTGCTGCTTGGTTACTTCCTGTGGTTGTAGTGGGAGGATTAACTTCATATCTTTGTGTTCCTTCGTCAAAAGATTGACTTAAGGGAAATGCTATTATAGTATGATCAGATGTTAATCTTTTATTTTCACCCGCAAATAAATCTAAAGATATTTCACACGTATTGGTTGTTACTTCTTTAGCAACACCTGTTAGTTTATTTTGGATTATATCTCGTATGTCTGTATTTTTAAATTTAATTAAAATTCTTGAAGAATAATAAATTTCACCCGTTGTTGCTTTTTCTTCAACTAATTCTAATATTTCATCTTTACCCGTATTCATATTAATACGATCTGGATGACTATATATTGTTGTATCTTTTTCAGGAAATATAGAATAATATGCCATTTTAGTATTGTTTTATTTTACCTTTAATATCTGTGTCTGGGTATTTTACTTCAAATAAACTTGGGTCTAATGATGGGTATATTATACCATCTTTAGTTGCTGTTTCAAAATCATATTTAAATTGAGAATATCCTAATTCTGCACCTGCTATATTTTTAAAGGTAACATTTATAACAGATTGTACTCCCTTTACATTACCTATTAAATTATAAACTTCAGATTCTATTATAGGTTGATTTATTTGCCATTTTTCTATGTTAAAATAGTCTTTTAAATCAGTGATACAATCTAATAATACTTGTTGATTATTATTATTTCTAAAAGTAGAAATTTCAAAATCAATACCGAAATTGATTATAAAAGCATCCATTAAATTAATAGAATCTGTTAGTGGTTTGTAATAATTTAAATATGTTGCTAAGTTTGTTTTAGTAGCATTATTACATGTTGTAAGTTTTTTATTATTATTATAACCTAATAAATATAAATTTGATGAAATTTGAGAAGATTCTACATTTAGGTTTTCTTTTTCTATTTCTGTAGATTTTACTATATATGCTTTAGCTATACTACCATAAATAGAGGGCATAGATAAAGTTCTAATTAAATAGTCTTCTTTTGTTATTACTCTTTGTTGTGTAGCAAAATTTGCTGCTGTTTTTTGTTTTATTTCTTCTATTGTATCTGCTCCCCCTCCTCCTGTTGCTGCTATGGGGTTAGAACATGCTATTGATTCTCTACAAAAAGATACAATAGGACCACTTAAATTAGGTTTTATATTAGTTGTTATAGAATTTATTTTATTTATTGTATTTTGGGGTACATTTGACCTAATTCCTCCTCCTCTTAAATAAGTAACAGTTAATGTTGTATTTGATGGGGCTTTTCCATACGTTTGAGAATGTAAAAAATTAGAAGGATCAATAGATTGATCTAATTTACTTCTTCCATCTCTACCTCCTAAACCAATATTATCAGGTACAGGAAGTATTTCTTCATCAGATTTATTTGAATCTCCTGCTCCAAATTGAAGTTCTAATATATTATTTGCTGTGAATCTAGAAACAAATCTTCTAGGTACTCTTTTTAATTTTAAAAGATAGGGAGTTTCTGTGTAATTTTCATATAAAGATGTTGTATTTCCTTGAACATTAGATATGTTTTCAAATATAGTGTCTTGAGCTAAATAAGGAACTTCTGTGTATTCATTTCCATCCGAATCTACGATAGATTCTATATTTATTATTTCTTCATCTATTAAATCTAATATTAAAAATCTTTCAATATTTCCTATTTGAAAATCTTTACTAACTCTTTCAGCTGATATTACGGGTGTTGATTTTTTTAATAAATAATATTCTGGATTATTAAATGAATCTACTGAATACACTGAAATTTCTGTTGGATCAAAAGAAGATGAAAAATCAAAAACTACTGGATTTTGAAGTAAAAAATTAATATTATTAGTTGATGTAAAAGATGAGGGTTGATTTATAGTTAAAGCATAATTAAAATCAGGGGCATAATCTTCTGTTGTTGAAGCTGGTACTAATTGAAATATATCTAAATTTGTTGTAGCAACTGATGTTACTTTAGGTTTATATCCTAGTGTGTATGCTAAATGAAATAAATTTATTCTTTCTTGAGCTGTGTCCAAAAATATTTCTTGTAATTGAGTATCAGTATAATATGATAAAACATCCCCTACATAAGCCGCCATTTCCATAAACATTAATCCTGGAGATCCTTCTGTAAAATCATTAAAAGTATTTGGATAGTAAGTTTTTGTAAATTCTATAAGATCAGATCTAAAAGAATTAAAATCTTTATTTAAATATTTAATATCCTTTATAGGTGATTTATTTGATATTTTATTATAAGCCATATTATTTTATTTTAATATCCTCCTCCTGAAGATGCTCCTCCTGAAGATGCTCCCCCTCCCGAAGACATTCCTGTATTAGGGGAAGATGCTCCTGAATTATTAATACTACTGTCTTGTGAAAAATTGATTTGAATAGTGTCTGATTCTTGGTTAGCTAATACTCTATAAGATATTGCTATTTTTATTTCATGACTGTCTGGTTCTTTAATAAGATTTACATTTATTAATTCTATACCAGCTATATTTTGATTTATTTGGTTATTAATTCTTTCTTCTAAATTAGATAAATCATTTGAATTTTCAAATAAATAATTTCTTAATCCTACTCCAAAATTAGGTTTAAATACTCTTTCTCCTGGTTCTGTAAGTAATACATTTAGTAAATTACTTTTTACTTGTTCTGCCGTTGTATAAGAAGAATTAAAAACAGCCTCACCATCAAAAGGAAATATAACACCTAAGGCTTTATTTCTTTTTTCTGTTGGGTTAATTTGTATGTATTCTCTTACGTTTGCCATTTATTATTTTCCTTTTTTCTTTAATATTGCCCCCATTAAATCACTATAATCTCTTGTTACTGCTTTTGCTACTGGTTCTGGCATACCTGCTGCATCTAGAGGTAAAGATCCTCCTGTTGCAAAAGGATTAGTTAAACTTACAGGTGATTGGGCTGTTTGAGTATTTGTATCTCCTGCTGCTGTTTCGTTTAGTAAATCATTTAATGCACTATTAGATGTATAATTTTGAGGTTTATGTTGTTTTATAGGTTGTGTACCCATAATTTTATCTCTTAAAGAATTTTTTGTAGCTTCTGGCATTTCAACTCTTTTTTCAGTGTGTTCTACTATTGTTGGTTTTAATTCATCACGTAAATCTTCCTTAAGTGATTTAATTTCTCTACGTAACGAATAATCAATTTCTTCTCTAACTACTTTTCTAATTAGATTTTCAAAAGTTTTTGCTTTCATGTTTAATTGTCTTTGTTAATAAATATAAATAGGTTAAGCTTTATAACGCTTATATCCTATCATTTCTCTT